TGCCAAGCGCAAGCAGCAGCATCGGCCGACCATGATCCTCTGGAGAAAGGTTTGAGTAAGAGCGTGTCCGCTAGGACCCGAAAGATGGTGAACTATGCCTGCGCGCATCCGTCACGTTGGGATTCGAAATAATATCTTCTCAAAAAGAGATAGCAGATAATGAAAACCTTTTGTCCGAAGAAACATCTAAGTTCCAAGATGTCGAGGTGTACAGGCGTGACATTAAAAGAACCCAAGAGAGGATTCGAAGTCTACAGTGTGATCTATCCCAAGGGGGGCAGGACTTGGATAGTTTGCAAACCGCAAAATCTACGCTTGAAGATCTTCGAAGATCTCGTGAAGAGATCGTGCAAAGGAAAATGGACCTCGCAGAGGAGCGGGAATACAATAACGTTATTACAGAATTGCTCAAAGACTCAGGTATCAAAACCAAAATCATCAAACAATACTTGCCCGTTATTAATAAACTCACGAATCAGTACCTGCAAGTCCTCGACTTCTATGTCCACTTTGACTTGGATGAGGGGTTCAACGAGACAATACGATCAAGACACAGAGACGCATTCAGTTATTCCTCGTTTAGTGAGGGCGAGAAGCAACGGATAGATCTTGCTCTTCTGTTTACGTGGAGACAGATTGCGAAGATGAAAAACTCTGTTGCTACTAATCTGTTGATTCTTGACGAGACGTTTGACTCCTCTCTTGATGCTGACGGTGTTGAGAATCTATTGAAGATCCTAGACACTCTTGACAATGACACTAATGTGTTTATCATATCTCACAAAGGCGAACTGTTAGACAACAAGTTTGATCGTAAGATCGAGTTCGTTAAAGACAAAAACTTTAGCAAGGTAGCATGAAATATTTAAACCGTGCTGAAAAAGAGTACGAGGCAATGCCAGAATATATTGTTCTGCCAAACGTTCTTACTCTAAAAGAATGTCAAGGAGCAATTCAATATGGACAAAAACACGGAAGGGGTAGTCAAGGACAAATAGGATCCGGGTCCGGAGCAGTAGATCTTACTGTTAGAAACACTACTTTATATTGGTTTCGGCATACTAAATTGAGAGATAGAATTGTCTCTAAGATTGGTGAAGTCAATAAGATGCTTTGGAAATATGATATCAATGAATTTGAAGCTTTTCAATTGGGCATCTACTCTAAAGATGGGCACTACTCTTGGCACAAAGATGCCTTCGATACTACTGAACCAAGGAATAGAAAATTAAGTTTCACTGTTCTTCTAAATGATCCCAAATCATATACGGGAGGACAGTTTCAATTACATTCAAGTTTTACTAGAGAAGGCAAGGCAATAATTAAGACCCTTCACAAACTCGATAACACTGGATCTATGGTTGTGTTTCCAAGTAGAACCTACCATCGAGTTTGTCCCGTGCAGGAAGGTGTTCGTGCTTCTTTGGTTGGATGGGCATGGGGACCTAAGAATGGTTGACAAAACCTTTCTATCGTGTATAATGGTGTATAACTTTTTGAGGAATAAATTGTGATGATTAGTGAACAGACCATGCAAGTTCTAAAAAACTTTGCGTCAATAAATCCAAACATCGTTATCAACGAAGGCAATGTTTTGCAGACGATTTCCGAAGCAAAAAACGTTGTCAGTAAATGTATAGTTGATGTCGAGTTTCCGAAACAGTTCGGTGTCTTCGACTTGAACGAGTTCCTTGCGGTACTCAATCTTGTTGACAAACCAGAACTGAAATTTGAGGATGATTTTGTCACTGTGTGTGACTCCGTTGGTAGAACACGTATCAAGTATTACTACTCTGATATTGATATTCTTACCAAACCTTCTGGACCCGTGAAGAACATGGATGCAGACGTAAAGTTTGTCCTTGATCACAACACACTTTCTAAAATTCGAAGAGCATCTTCTGTTCTAGGACACACAGAAGTCAGTGTAAAGTGTATAGATAGTATCGTGTGTTTGTCAGTTGCAGACAATAGCGATAGTACTTCTAATGCTTATGTGGTTGAACTAGACGGGACATACACAAAAGAAGATTTCAATTTTGTTTTTAACATTAATAACTTGAAGATGGTTGAAGGTGACTATGATGTTAGCATCTCTCATTTAGGCATCTCACACTTTGTTAATAAAAATACCAAGATTGAATATTGGGTAGCACTCGAAAAATCTAGCACTTATGGAGAATAAGATGAACGAAGAAATGATGGACCTTGGTAATCGTATCACTCGCAGCACCGTTGCTGTAATTGATACTATGACTTCACGAGGAGCATTCCGTGGAGAAGAACTCTCTACGATTGGTCAGTTGCGTGATCAGTGTATCGCTTTGGTACAGATGATTGAAGCAGCACAGGGTGTAGAAGCACCAGCACCCGCTGAAGAAACTCCTGAAGAAGTCTAAATTTATCTTTTCCGTTTTGGTGAGCGGCATCTTGCCGCTCTTTTATTTTTTTATTATGAGGAAAAGAAATGGCAAAAGACTTTTTGTGGGTAGAAAAATATAGACCTCAAAAGATTGAGGACTGTATTCTTCCCGATACACTTAAGCAAACGTTTACTTCTCTCTTAGAAAGTGGAGAGTTGCCTAACATGTTGTTTTGTGGGACTGCTGGTCTGGGTAAGACTACGGTTGCACGTGCCTTGTGCGAACAACTAGGACTCGATTACATCGTAATCAATGGGTCTGAAGAAGGTAACATCGACACTCTTCGAGGGAAGATTCGTCATTTTGCTTCTACGGTATCTTTATCTGCTGGGTACAAAGTGGTCATTCTCGATGAGGCAGACTACCTTAACCCGCAATCAACCCAACCTGCTTTGCGTGGATTCATTGAGCAGTTCTCTGACAACTGCCGATTTATTCTTACGTGTAATTTTAAGAACCGGATCATCGAACCGTTACATTCTCGTTGTGGTGTGTATGAATTCAATACCACCAAAAAAGATATGGTTGGTTTGTGCGATCAGTTCTTGAAACGAGCGTGTCATATTCTCAGAGAAGAGGGATACGGCAATGCCGCACCTCAAAGAGAAAGCATTGCTAAACTGATCATGCGTCACGCACCCGACTGGCGTAGAATCGTTAACGAGTTGCAGCGATCTGTTATCGGAGGCGTATCTGCAGACGCGACAATTAGCAGTGACAACTATGACTCGCTTTTCAAACATCTTAAAGAGAAAGATTTTAACAAGATGCGCAAGTGGGTAGCGTCTAATGTGGACCTTGATACTACTGTTATATTTCGTACCGTATACGATAGAATGACAGACAACATCAAACCACAATCTATCCCGGCATTAGTTTTAATTCTTGCAGACTACCAGTATAAGAATGCTTTTGTTGCAGATCACGAGTTGAATCTTGTTGCTTGTTTCACAGAAGTTATGACTAACGTAGAGTTCGTATGAGTTTTCAAATCATTGATAATTTTC